TTGGACAAGGATTATTATTATCTCAATTTGGGACACTATCTCCTACAATAGATGCTTCATTAACTTTAACAGGACTTTCAACAACCTCTACAGTAGGCTCTGCTGCTGAAGGCCTACAAGAAATAATTCCATTAACCGGAGTATCAACTACATCATCAGTAGGTTCAATTGACATTGGGTTAGGAGTATTCCCAACTGGAGTATCAGCTACATCTTCAGTGGGTTCACTTGTTGCTTCAATAGGGGTACCTTTAACAGGAGTATCAACAACATCATCTGTAGGTTCTATTTCACCTGCTATAACTGAAATAATTGAATTAACAGGGGTACAAGCAACAACAGAATTAAACGATAACATTTCTTTAAGGTATTTTAATAGATTAGTACCTAAAGATAGTACAGGTTACACAAGATTAGTAGCAAACTAATGTTTGACTTTATGAATATAAGTAATATAAATTAACCATCTAATTAGGAGTACAAAATTATGGCATCAACTTTTACAAATCTTGGTATAGAGCTAATGGCAACTGGCGAAAACGCTGGTACTTGGGGAACAAAAACTAACGCTAACTTAAACCTTGCAGAACAATTACTGGGTGGATTTAAAATTCAAACTTTAAACGCAGCAGGCACAGGAGCTAACACTACACCACTAGCTGTAGATGATGGTGCATTAACAGGTGCTGCTCAAAACAGAGTTATTATTCTTGGTGCAGTTTCACCAGAAGCTATTACAGGAAACAAAATTGTAACCGTACCTCTTCTTACAGAAACTTTCTACATTATGAAAAACAGCACTTCAGGTGCTTACACAGTACAATTAAAAGCTGCATCTGGTTCAGGTGCAACAGTTACTTGGTCAGCTACTGATAAAGGTTATAAAATTGTTTACATTGATGGTGTTGCAACAAACACTGGTGTTTATGATACAGGGTTCTCAACTACAGAAGGTGATGTAACTCTTACAGGAACACAAACTTTAACAAACAAAACTTTAACAGCACCTAAAATTGGAACTTCAATTTTAGACACAAATGGTAATGAATTATTACTTTTAACAGCTACAGGTTCAGCGGTTAATGAATTAACTTTAGCAAATGCTTCAACAGGAAATGGTCCTATTCTTTCAGCAACAGGTGAAACTAATGTTGATATAAATTTAAACCCTAAAGGAACAGGTGTACTTAAAAGTGCAACTGCTGCAGTTAAAATTGCAGGAACAGAAACTATGTGGGTTCCAGCAGCAGCTATGTATGGTGCAGAAACTAATGGTGCTGACCCTCAACAAGTTGAAACAACAGCAACAAGACCTGATATGAAAGTATTAGATTTTGATGCAAGTACAGATGAATTTGCACAATTTTCAGTAGCTTTTCCTAAATCATGGAATGAGGGAACAGTTACTTATCAAGTATATTGGACTCCGGCTTCTACAAATACAGGCAACTGTATATTTGGTTTACAAGGAGTTTCTTGTGGTGACAGTGATACTATTGATATTGCTTATGGAACAGCCATTAATATTACAGACGCTGGTATAGGAACAGTAGAAGATCAACAAGTTTCAGCTGTAAGTAGTGCAGTGACAATTGCAGGATCTCCTGCAGTAGATCAACTAACTTACTTTCAATTATTTAGAGATGCAAACGCAGGTGGAGATACATTTAGTGCCGACGCAAGAGTTCTAGGTATCAAAATATTCTTTACTACTGATGCAGCTAACGACGCATAAGGAATTTAGATATGAGAGATATTAAAAATAAACTTACCTCAGGTAAGAACACAAAAAATATACAAACCAGAAAAGGTAAATCTTTCGGTTATCAAGTCTTAGGATTTGGTGCTGGAGGATCTTCACCAGTTGAATTTATTCTTGCAACTGGAGGTACAATATCTACTTCTGGAGATTATAAAATTCACACATTTACAGGACCAGGTACTTTTACTGTTTGTGCAGCTGCGGGGTTAGATTGTGCAGCAACAAGAAATAATGTTTCATATTTAGTAGTAGCTGGTGGCGCTAGTGGAGGTACTCCTACTAATTCTGGTGGATCTGGCGGTGCTGGAGCAGGTGGTTTTAGAGAATATAAAGCACCTTTAAGTGGTTGTTACTCAGCTAGTCCACTAAATGGTAATCCAGGTGGAACATCGATTACAGTAGAAGCACAAGCTTATCCAATAACAGTTGGTGGCGGTGGTGCAGCGAAACCTTCTGGCCCTGCTGGCGGTACTGGAGCTGGAAATCAAGGTAGTAATTCAATATTTTCATCAGTAACATCAACAGGTGGTGGCGGTGGTGGTGATGGAAAAGGTAATAGCTCACCAGAAAAAGCTGGTCAACCAGGTGGATCTGGTGGTGGGGGTGCTTTCGGACCTACTCCTGGAGGAACAGGTAATACTCCTCCTGTAAGTCCCTCTCAAGGTAATAATGGAGGAAACTGTCCTTATGATACAAGATCCGGTGGTGGTGGCGGTGGAGCAGGTGGAACAGGTACAAATGGTCAACTAGGTCCACAACCTTATAATGTAGCACCTTTACCAGGTGGACCGGGTGGAGCAGGAGTTACAACATCAATTACAGCAAGTCCAACAGCATATGCTGGTGGTGGCGGTGGTGGTGTATACGCAGGAGGCCAAGGTTCCGGTGGATCTGGTGGCGGTGGAGCTTCCGGAAATCCTGGAGTTAATGGAACAAGTAATACTGGCGGTGGCGGAGGTAGTGGCTCTTTTCCCGCATCAGGTACTAGTGGTGCTGGCGGCTCTGGTATAGTAGTAATAAGGTACAAATTTCAATAGAAAAATAATATGGCACATTTTGCAAAAATATCAGAAAACAAAGAAGTACTTCAAGTATTAACTTTAAATAATAGTGATATGTTGAACGCTGACGGCGTTGAAGATGAAACAGTAGGACAACAATATTTAGAACAACACAATAATTGGCCTGCACATTTATGGATTCAAACATCTTATAATACTTTTGATGGTCAACATAAAAATGGTGGTACACCATTAAGAGGAAACTACGCAGGTACAGGTTATACTTGGGACGAGGACGATCAAATCTTTTGGCCTATAAAACCTCATGCTTCTTGGGTAAAAAATAATTCAGAAGCTAGATGGCAATCACCACTTGGCGATGCTCCAGATTTAACAGAAGCACAGACTGCAGAAAATACAGCGGGGACTCACTTCTGGATTTATGTTTGGAATGAAACTGCTTATCAAGCAGATAACACAACTGGTTGGGACTTGACAGACGCTTTAGCATAAATTAAAAATGGTGGTGGTATGCAAAATTTTTTATTGGGAACGATAGATATTACAGGTTATAAAAAAACTATAGATAGTTTAATTAAGAAAAGTAAACCTGCAAATTTAAAATATCAAAGTACAAAAGGTAAAAACTCTAAACAGTATTTTATAAAAAATCTTTCTAAAATAGAAAAAATATCTAAAGACATCCAATTTTTTTTAAATAAAAAATTAAAATTAATTAGTGCTTGGACTGTTTATGGAAAAGAAGGAAGTTACCATACTATACATAGACATAATGATAAACACTATCCTCATTTAGCAACAGTTATTTATTTAAAAGTTCCAAAAAAAGAATCTGGAGATTTTACATATGTTTTAAATGAAAATTATGATTTTATTACTCCTAAAGAAGGAGATATTTTTGTTTTTCCAATTGATATGATTCACGGGACTTACCCTCAAGGTAAGGGTTTAAGACAAACATTAAATTTAGATTTTGAAATACTTTAAATTTGACAAATTATAAATTATAAATTATAAATTATTAAAAACAGTGGTATGCAAAAGAAAGTATTAAGTGAACAAGTTTTATATTATGGTGACATCTCAATGCCGAAACATTGGGAAATAGATCAAAATGATTTAGCTCATTATATTTTACACTCTAGTTTAACTAATAAAAAATTACAATTTTCAAAAACTTACGATAAGTTAAATACTTATATAAGAGACTTTATGGGTCTTAAGCACGGTATTAATTTAGTTAACAAATCAACGTGGGGAAATATTTATAAACCCAATGAAACAACAATTCCTTTATTAAATATTGATCCGGTGGATCTACGTAACTCTCCAGACTTTACTATGCTTTACGGCGTTAAAGTTAAAGATTGTAATGTTCGAATACACTATGAAGACAACAGACGTAAAGGAAGAAGTTGGGATATAAAACTTGAAAATAATATGTTCATAATGTTTCCATCAACGAATATGTATTACATAACTAATAATCAGAAAGATAGTTTGAATTTTGTACAGACTATAACCTATGAATATATCTAATTATTACTGGTGTTTTAAATCAGCAATACCTCCAAAAATCTGTGATGACATTATAAAATATGGATTATCACAATCAGAAACAATGGCTAAAACTGGTGGTTATGAAGATAAAGAATTATCCAAACAAGAAATTAAAGATATAAAAAGAAAAAGAAACTCTGATATAGTTTGGTTAGATGATACTTGGATTTATAAAGAACTACATCCTTACATTCACAAAGCTAATGAAGCTGCAGGTTGGAATTATGAATGGGATAGATCGGAGGCTTGTCAATTTACAAAATATAAACTAAATCAATATTATGATTGGCACTGTGATAGTTTTGATAAACCTTTCGAAAAAAAAGGTATAAAGAACGGTAAGGTTAGAAAATTATCTATGACGTGTCAACTAACGGATGGTTCAGAATATGAAGGTGGAGAACTAGAATTTGATTTTAGAAACTATGAGCCGCATATGAGAGAAGAAGCTAAACATTTGAAACAAGCAAAAGAGATACTTCCTAAAGGATCTATCATTGTCTTTCCATCATTTGTATGGCATAGAGTTAAACCAGTAACGAAAGGAACGAGATATTCATTGGTAATGTGGAACCTTGGATACCCATTTAAATAATATGAATATAAACAATTACTTTAACACAACTATTTGGTCAGAACAAAAACCAGAATTTATAAAATCTTTAACCAAAGTTTCTAATAAATATATTAAAGCTGCTAAAAACTCTCCAGAAGCTAAAGCACATATAAAAAAGTTTGGAGATTTTGGAAGAAGCTATCACTCAACATCTCTTACAATTGACAATGATTTTAGAGATTTTACCAATTACATTGGTACAAAGTCTTGGGAATATTTAGATCATCAAGGTTTTGATATGCAACAATACACTACAATGATTAGCGAGATGTGGGTACAAGAGTTTGCTAAAAAAGGTGGACACCATTCAGCTCACGTACATTGGAATCAACATGTGTCAGGATTTTATTTTTTAAAAGCAAGTGAAAAAACATCGTACCCTATATTTCACGAACCACGTACTGGAGCTAGAGCTACAAAATTAAAAATGAAAACTAATTTAAAAGAAATATTTAATGGAAATGAACTAGTTCACTTTAGACCTCAACCTGGAACGTTACTTATATTTCCAGGTTATTTGGAACACGAGTTTAGTCTAGACTTTGGACTTGAACCTTTTAGATTTATACATTGGAATATTCAAGCAGTACCTAAAGAAATGGCTAAAGATGTCATTTAAAAAAAATAAATACGTAATTATAAAACAAGCAATAGATAAAGATTTAGCTTTATTTTTGTACAATTATTTTCTTATGCAAAAACAAGTTTATGATACTTGTATGCAACATAGATACTTTTCTCCTTATGAAAATATTATAGGTGATTATCAAGATCCACAAATTCCACATACATATTCTCAGTATTCTAATATAGCTATGGAAACTTTAATGTTAAAATGCCAACCAATTATGGAGAAATCAACAGGATTAAAACTTCAACCATCTTATACTTATGCTAGAATTTATAAGAAAGGCGATGAATTAAAAAGACACAAAGATAGATTTAGTTGTGAGATATCTACCACTATGAATTTAGGTGGAGATGATTGGGATATATATTTAGAACCATCAGGAGAAGTTGGTAAAAAAGGAATTAAAGTATCTTTAAAACCTGGAGATATGTTAGTTTATTCTGGTTGTGAATTAGAGCATTGGCGAGAAAAGTTTAAAGGTAATGAATGTTGCCAAGTATTTTTACATTATAATAATAAAAAAACTAAAGGTTCTGAACTAAATTTGTTTGATAAAAGACCACATTTAGGTCTTCCTTCTTGGTTTAGAAAACCCACCTTATTATGATGAAGACATTTAGGTCTTCCATCTTGGTTTAAACGATGATATATCCCTATAATGAAGGCAGTAATCCACCATACCTACTGCCTTCTTTATAAGGATTTTATATGTTACAAAAATTAGGTTTTTTACCAGGATTCAATAAACAAGTTACATCTACAGGCGCCGAATCGCAATGGACAGGTGGAACTAATGTACGTTTTAGATATGGTACACCTGAAAAAATAGGTGGTTGGAATCAATTAGGTGATAGTAAACTTACTGGCGCTGCTAGAGGGTTACATCATATGGTTAATAAAGAAGGTATTAAATATTCTCTTATTGGAACTAATAGAATTTTATACGCTTATTCAGGAGAAGTTTACTACGATATACACCCTTTAGTTAATCCATCTGGTACAGCTATTACAAGTGCGTTTAGCACGGTTAACGGATCACCGACCGTTACTATTACATTTTCAACAACAATTTCTTTTCAAGCAGGTGATATTATATTATTTGGTAATGTAAGTACCTTTAGTGCAATTACTAATTCCAATTTTAGTGCAACAGATTTTGCTGATAAAAAATTTATGGTATCAAGTGTTCCTTCTAATAATTCAATTACTATTACAATGCCTGGTAATGAAACCGGATCGGGTGCTACTACTTCTGGAGGTATTACTTTTTTTCAATACTATCACGTAGGTCCCGCAGAACAAGTTGGGGTTTTTGGTTATGGTATATCTCAATTTGGTGGAACAGTAAGTGCCCCTCAAACAACTACGTTGAATGGAGCTTTATCTGCTAACTCAGCAGGAACAGGTGGAACTGGAACTAGTATTGTTTTAACATCTGTATTAAATTTTCCAACAACTGGAACTAATTTTATACAAGTAGGTACTGAAGAAATTTCTTATACAGGAGTAAATACAGCGACAAACACTTTAACAGGAATAACTAGAAATGTTAGAGGGACAGCAAATGCTTCTCACAGCACAGGAGCTACAGTTACAAATTATAGTAGTTTTTCTGGTTGGGGTCAATCATCAGCTGACACGGATACTGTAGCTGAACCCGGTCTATGGGCCTTGGACAATTTAGGTAGTACATTGATTGCTTTAATTTTTAATGGTGAATGTTTTGAATGGAATTCAAATGCAACTAACGCAACATCAACTAGAGCTACAATAATAGTTGGTGCACCTACAGCGTCAAGAGATATGTTAGTTTCAACTCCGGATAGACACTTAGTATTTTTTGGAACTGAAACAACTATTGGAGATAAAACTACACAAGACGATATGTTTATAAGATTTTCTTCTCAAGAAAATATAAATGACTATCGACCTACAGCAACCAACAGTGCTGGCACACAAAGACTGGCCTCTGGATCACGGATCATCGGTGCTAAACTTGGTAGAAATGCAATTTACATTTGGAGTGATACATCTTTATTTACTATGAGATTTGTTGGAACT